TGCTCAATCGGCCTACCAGCGGCCAGCGTCGTGTCGGTTGGGAGCGCCAGATGTGGGCCTATATCCTGCTGAGTGGCAACGGATACGCCCTCAAGACTGGCGACAAACGCAAGCCGACCAGCCTACCCTTGTTGCACCCAGAAGGCGTGCGCCCTGTCCCTGGGCCTTTTGGCTTTGCTGATGGGTATGAATTCACGCCCTATGGCGGTGCTCCGACCACCTACGCTTCGGATCTGGTAGTGCATGCGCATCTGACCCAATGGGCCTACGGTGCCCAGGGTCTGATGGGTGAGGGCCTGATCCGGGCCCTGGCCAAAGACCTTGCAGCCGACTTTGCGGCGGCTGAGTTGTCAGCCAGCCAATCGAAACAAGGCCGCCCATCGGCAATATTCAGCCCCTCTGAGGGCACGATGCTGACCAACGAGCAACGCAAGGCGGTTGTCGATGCCTATGCGAAGATCGTGGCCGACAATGCGCCTGCTATGGCCTTGCCTGCTGAGATGAGTGTTGAGTTTCCAGCGTACACCCTACGCGATATGGAATTCACGACTCAACGCGTAATGACGCGCGACACGATCCTGGCCGCGTTTGGTGTACCTCCTGCTCGTGTGGGCTTGCCGACTGCCAATTATGCGACGTCTCGTGAGCAGATGGCCACCTATTGGCAGAATCTGGTGGGCCTAAGCGAAGTGCTCGACAGCCTGTTGACCGAGGTGGCGTCTGGGTGGGGGCCTGACATCCAGGTCCAGCACGATTTTAGCGCCGTCGCACCCCTGCAAGAAAGTCGTGATGCTCGCTTGAATCGTATATCGAGCTGGGTCATGTTGGGTGCTGACCCCGCAGCGGCCGCCTCTTATGAGGGCTTCGACGATGCCCCTCTGACACCTGCTGTCAGCGAGCCCACCCCCGCGACCACCCAGGCCCTGAGCGACTGGCTAACCAGGGGCCTCGACCCCGCAGCCCCTGCTGTCGAGCCTGCTGAGCCCCCAGATGCGCCTGAGCCGATGAATCCTGAAGATCCTGAGGACATCGACCCTGTGGAGGCTGCGAGGGCTACCCTGTGGCGTGGCTGGCTGAGCGAGGTACACACCCCCACCGAGGCCGCCCTGGCCATCGCAGTCAAGAAGGGCCTGGCCAAGCAAGCCGAGCAGGTCGCCAATCGGTATGGCGACATGCACAAATCTGTAAGTCGTGACTTGTCGGGCTTACTGTCGTCAACACTTGACGCTATCTTTCCTAAAGAAGTCCAAGACCTATTGGCATACTTCGCCAGAGAAGCCTACAAACGCGGCGTGCAAGTGGCCTACAAGCGGGCGGCCAGTGCGGTCGGGTATAGCCTTGATGTTGCACGCGTCGACCCTGTGGCTGAGCAGCTTCTGGGCGTAATGGTGTCTCGGTGCAATGCGACGACACGTGACACGATTGCGGCGATCATCGCTGAGGGCATCGAGTCGGGTGCGACGGTGAACGATATTCAAGCATCTATCACCAACGCAGCTGGGTTCTCACCAAGTCGGTCGCTGGCCATCGCACGCACCGAGACGACGCGTAGCACAAACGCAGGTGCCCAGGCTGCTTGGCAGAATGTGCATGCCGATACTGGTCTTCATATTCAGCGTGAGTGGCTATCCTCTCGTGACGCCAGCGTGCGTGAGGCCCACCAAAGCCTTGACGGCCAAGTTATCGAACTTGGCGGTGTGTTTACGGTGCCATCTGGCGAGTATGCTGGCAAGAAGGGCAGCGGCCCTGGTGACTTTGATGCTGCTGGAATGTGCGTGAATTGTCGATGCACGACGATACCAAAGGTGACTCAATGAGTGAAGTAAAACGTCGGCTAATGCTGGTGAATCGTGCTGTAACGCCCCCAACAATGGAGCGTGCCACATTCATCGCGTCAACGTCGACGCCAGATCGTTACAGCGACGTGGTGGACCAAGGCACTTGGATGCTGGATAAATACCGCATGAACCCGGTTATTCAGGTTGATCACTGCTACGAAGTTGAGGCCACTGTAGGGCGTGCTGCTTCGGTCGGTGTGGTTGCTGGTGCCCTGATGGTCGAGGTGGTCTGGGGTACAGACCCTAAGTCTCAACTCGTCGCCCAGAAAGTGATGGAAGGCAGTTTGAGCGCCGTCTCTGTCGGCTTTATGCCCGGCCGCGTCACCCAGCGGTCGCTGTTGCCCCAGAACGACCCCGCCTATACCGATGGCTACGGCTATGTGTACTACGACTGCGAGCTTTTAGAGGTGTCTGTGGTGGCGATACCAGCCAACCCAGAAGCCTTGGCTCAACGCTCACTACCCAGCGTCAACCTCGACGATCTTGCGACCAGAGTGCTTGAACGCATCCTTGCCGCTGGCACACTGTCTCGACCCCAACCCCAACCCCCCAAAACCGAAACCCCTCAAGTCAAAACCCTCGAAGAGTGGTTTAAAGGAAACTGATGGCCTCCAGCGTCACCCCTCAAGAAGTTCAAGACTTCCTCCCTCAGGCCAAGGCGACCTTGGCCACCCTCACCGGCAACGACGAAGCCCAGAAGCGGGCTATCGAAGACTTGACCGTCAAATTTCAGGCACTGCAAGAGCGCGCCCACAACCCCCAAATGACCCCGCCCACCGGTGGCAACTTCCAGCGGTTCATGGGCGGCAAGGGTGAAGTCTGCCTGAAGTCTGGTATGCAGAAGGTCCAGTTTGCAGGCCAAACAATTGAAGTTGAGCAGGCTGGCCTCTTCAATTCTGCGCCTGTCGATGCTTGGCATCAAGAGCTTTTGGTGCTCCATGCTGCCCGCCACCATGTCCGTACGATCCTGGGTAATGGCCCCAAAGACCCTGCGGCTACGCCCAGCATCGACAAGAAGATCCTGCGTCACCTTGCTCAAGCCCCCCGTGAGATTCGCGGCGGTATCGAGAAGGCAATCAGCGATACTGCCAGCTCCGGCGCTGAGTGGATTCCTGACAATTGGTCGCCTGTCCTTTATGAAGAATACTACGCTCCCCCCGGGATCGATGGCCTCTTCAATACCGTTGACATCCCTGGCCCGATGGTCATGCCCTACATCACCGATGTGATCCGGCCCTACCTCGCTGGCAAGATGAGCAGCGACGACCCCGCCAAGTACACCCCCAGCACCCCCACCTCTGGGTCAACCAGCATTGAGCCTGTGAAGTTTGCGGGCCGCACCATGATCGACGACAGCGCCCTTGAAGACAGCATCTTCCCCTTGCTGCCTGAAATCCAGCGTCGCCTGGGCCGTGCCCTGCGTGATGGCTACGAAGATGCTATGATCAATGGCGATTCGACGGCCACCCATCAAGACACCATTGCTTCTTGGAATACCCGCAGCCGCTGGGGTGCCACTGGCCTGGGCGGGGCCGCCGACCATCGCCGCGCCTTCAAAGGGCTGCGTCGTATCGCCTTCGACCGCAGCGCGACCACCGACCAATCGGCCGGTCAGACCATCGCCAAGGTGATGGAGGAGGTCCTGGGCGCTCTTGGTGAGCGTGGGGCGACAGATGCCTTGCTGCTTTGCTCGCCTGAGGTCTTCTTCAAGAAGCTGATGACCGACACCAACATCTTGACCGTCGATAAGGCTGGCCCTGCGGCCACCATTCTCAATGGTCAGATCGCCAGTATCTCTGGCGTGCCGTTGGTTATGACCCGCTGGCTCACAGCCGACCTTGCCACCACTGGCAAATACACCGGCACGGGTGCCAAGTCTGGTATTATCGGCGTATCCCGTAGTGAGTTTAGCCACTACCGTCGCCGTATGGCTATGGTCGAGGTCATGAAAGACATCACCATCGGCGGGTACAACTTGGTCGCCACCCATCGCAGCTACTTCGGTACTTTGAGCGGGGCTTCTTCCAAGGTTGTCAGCTTCGGCTTCAACTGGCTCTAACCATCACGCTTTAGGAGGCTCCCCATGGGCCAAGATAGTGCTCTTACACATGTCGGTGTCAGTGGCTCAAATACCAATGACACTGGATACGCCATCAATCTGACGGGTAATGCTGTCACGATCACTGGCATCGCCCTGCTTCCCAAGACCTCAGTTTCAACCCATGCAAGTAACTACATCACCACCACGATCAGTGCTGGCGGTGTGACCCTGGCAACGCACACCACCAACTCAACCGGTGGATCTGCGATGGTCGCTGGCACGCCTCTCAACCTGACCTTCGCCGCTACGGGCGTTGGAACAGCACTTGAGCTGGCCAGTGCTGGGGTGATCACGGTGGCCGTTGTGAGTTCGGGTACTGGCCCGGCTTACAATTTCACCAGTTACTTCCCGCTTCGTTACAACCGGGTCTAACAATGTCACTGATCACCCCTACTGAAGCCAAGCAACAGATCCCCGGCCTTTCTGGGTCGGGTGACGATTCGCTTTTGACCGAGCTAATCAGCGTGGCTGGTGGGGTGATTGCCACTTATCTCGGCTATCCGCCGTCAAGTGTGGGCGCGACACCGACCGCAGAATCGACCTCGTATACCCGGTATTATACTGGCGAAGGTGGTCGAGAACTGACGGTCGATGTGCTCCCCGTGACGGCGGTGGCCTCTATCTATGACGATCCAAACCGCGACTACACATCGACGTATCTGGTGCCCGGCAGCGACTATGCCATCTTCGACAGCGAAGTGGGTACG